AGGGCAGGCTGGTGTTGCTGCAATGATTATCAACGATGCCCTGCACCACAGCGAAACTCCAGCCACCGATGNTTCCTGGCTGAAATTCGTGCGGAAGCACGCAACGAGGGGATTAACTATACCGCAAGCCGTCTTGCTGCTGCTTTCAATCACGGATTTATCAATAAGTCTTTACGTGAAGTTTTCGACGTTACACGCATGATTCTGTCAGCGAAAGAAGAGTTGGCTAATGAACCACACCCGATTGATGGCCTGTCCGGTGAATATGCGGAGAAATCCCTAGAAGAATGGGCGGAACAGATTCGCAAAGGAGGCAACCAGTGAGCAAGATTGACTATCAAGAACTGCGCGAGGCGGCGGAACAGGCAACGCAAGATGAATGGGTAGCATATATTTTGCCGGGTCATAACGGCATTTATCCTGCGCGCACGTCTGAGGGTAGGCATTGCGGATACTTTATTGACTGGCCTGGCGTCTGTCAGGGGCGGGAGAGCATCAGCATCAGAACCTACGCAGTGAATTGCAATGACGCATGGCTAAACACCGAAGGTGATGACATCTCCGGCTCATACGTTAAGTACAAAGACCATCAGGAAGTGGTTGCCGCTCTTGAAGCCAAGTGCGCGGCGCTGGCAGCGGAGAATGCGGGAATAAAGTCTGCAATTCCAGAATTACGGGATATTGAGGATGACAATGACAATATGGATGACGTATCTCTCGCGGAAGACTTCGGGTTCAATCATGCAATAGAACGGATGAGGAGACAGATACCTGAAACGCCAACCACTGATGCTTTCCTGGCTGAAGTCCGGGCGCAGGGGGTGGATGCTGCTATAGAAGCTGCAAAAAATCTGGTGGCCCAAGAATATGAGTATAAGGATTTCAAAGCGGCGCAGAGTGATTGCTGTATGTACCCTGGTTCAGACCTGGTAGGGAAGGTTGAAATGACTGAGTGGTTAGTTGACTTTGCTGCCCAGCTTCGCAAAGGAGGCAACCAGTGAGCGAAATTAATTACCAGGCACTGCGTGAGGTGGCGGAACGTGCAATTCCAGCAATGGAACGCCTGTTAATGTTGCCAGCTGATGATGATTTGTTAAGTGAACAGGAACTTAAAGATTACGGTGTGGATATTGATGCGCTCAATGCCTTCAAATTTCTGACCGGACCAGAAACCGTGCTGGCACTACTGGATGAACGGGAAAGAAACCAGCAATACATCAAACGCCGCGACCAGGAGAACGAGGATATTGCGCTTACGGTTGGGAAGCTGCGCGTTGAGCTTGAAGCAGAAGAGAAAACATCAGCAGCTAGACTTGAGGCGCTCGACCGCACCCACAAAATGTTCCAACGGGAACAATGCAGGGCAGAGGCCGCAGAGAAGCGTATTGCTGAACTGGAGAAAAGCGAAGAGCAACTCATTAACGAGCGTGACCATGCTGAGTCTGCTTTAGCTGATATGTATTTTGCAGCAACCGGGGATAGGCCTGAGTGGAGTAACTGGTTCGGTTTTTCAGATGCAGTAGATGCCGTAGTTGACAGAATTGCTGATTTAGAAGCTAAACAGCCATCGCCAGTAGTACCTGAAGGACTGATTAAAGCGGTGCGTTTTTATGAGCAGGTAAAGCGTGAGAATCCGCCAGTCGAAACCGGAGCATGGAAAGACGCTGTTGACTGGGTGCTCAAAGAGGCTTGCCAGTCTGTAAACATTGGCATCAAAGGAGAGTGATATGGCGTTAACACACCGCGAACTCTGTCAGATTGCGTACAAGTTCCTTAAGCGCAACGGGTTCAAGGTTTGTTTTCATGACCGCTTTATAGCTGTAACCAGTACCGGAGAACAGCCAGATGCTATGGGATTCAGAAATTCAGCATCATGCCTGATAGAGGCGAAGTGTTCTCGTGCTGACTTGTTGGCAGATAGAAAAAAGCGTTTTCGTAAAAATCCGTCTCTTGGAATGGGCGACTGGCGATTCTTTATTAGTGAGCCGGGAATTATTTCAATTGAGGATTTACCACCTGGCTGGGGATTACTTCACGTTGTTAACGGAAGAGTACGGAAAGTACATGGGTGGCCCAAGGGTAATTGCTGTTGGGGTAAACCTGACGATAAGCCATTTACTGGAAATAAGCAGGTTGAATGCGATTACATGTTATCTGCATTAAGGCGCATGGAGTTGAGAGGGCACCTTAATGAAATATATGACGGTGTAATTGTTAATAAGAAAGAAGGAAACGCGGCATGATCACTATTACCAAAGAGCGACTACTGACAATCAAGCAGTGGCGCGAAACATACGGACCTGGTAGCAACGTTGTACTGCCAGCAGAAGAAGCGGAAGAACTGGCACGAATTGCTCTGGCATCGCTGGAAGCAGAACCAGTTGCTTATATTTTCAAACATCCGGCCGGGAAATTATTCTGGGCTTTAACGGATGAAAGCAATAAAGAGCAACCGGACGTTATTCCTGTTTATGCTGACTCACCTGCGCCGGTTGTGCCGGATGAAATAGACGTAAACGATGTACCAAGGGCGGTGACATATTTCAAGACACACAGAGATTGTTACGCAGATGGCTGGAACGCCTGCCGCGCCGCCATGCTTCAGGGTAGCCAACCTGTAAGCCAAACTTACAAGTTTCCAGTTAATACACCTTGCCAGGATGCGCCAGCCCATATCTGGCTGCAAACAGCTGGAGTATGGCCAGAAGATGGCGAGTTAAGCGAATTAACGTGGTGCAGCCACAATCAGCACCATGATGACACGCTATATGTTCGAGCTGATTTGGTAAATGGCAATTCTCCGGTAACTCCGGATGGTTGGATAAGCTGTAGTGAGCGAATGCCGGACGACAGGCAGGAGGTGAATCAATGAGCTGGCCTGATGCAATCGTAACTCTGGGGGTGGTCTTCGCAGCAGCGTTTGTTGTGTTCTCGATTTGTCGATGGGGATAACCACATGTTCGCTTTGATTCAACGCGGTCAGATATACACGGACAGAGCTGGATACCCCGTGGTGATTACTCGCATCACTGAGCACTCAGTGTTCTTTCGACGGATGGACGGACGATCCGGGCGGGTACGCATTGGTGAGTTAAACTGCCTGTTCGAACATATTGACCACCAGGAGTACCGCAAAATTCTCGCGAACACTGAGCAGGAAAAGCACCTGAAAAAATTACGAGCCATAAAAAGGAAGTAAAGAATGAATAAAGCATTTGAACGATGGGTCCACCAGCGTTACGGCAATCGCTATGACCTGACGCGAGATGTTGACGGCTTCTACTGTCGTGAAGTTGTGAAGCGAATGTTTGAAGTGTGGTGCCACTGCCGTGGATGAAAATTTTATGAGGTTGGCATGCAGACAATCATCTATCTGATAACCCCCAGCAAATGGTGTACGGAGAGAGTCCTCATTGCATCAACAGGGCTAAAGCCTGGCACCATTGAGCGGGCAAGAAGAAAGTCATGGATGCAGGGAAAAGAATACCGCCATTACGCTGTAGAAGGTGATCCGGGGCACTACAGTGAATGCCTGTACAACATCGAAGAAATTATGCGATGGATCGAAAACCAGAAACAACCAGGTGCCAAAAATGCAAGTTCCGGTTAACCTGTTAATGCTCCTGGACGTCTGGGAGGTTTAATGAGTAACGCATCATACCCGACAGGCGTTGAAAACCATGGAGGATCACTCCGTATATGGTTTCACTATAATGGCAAACGTGTCAGAGAAAACCTCGGTGTTCCTGACACAGCCAAAAACCGGAAGATCGCTGGTGAACTTCGCACTTCCGTTTGTTTTGCAATCAGAATGGGGAGTTTCGACTACGCCGCGCAGTTCCCTAATTCCCCTAACCTGAAACACTTTGGTCTGGGAAAAAGAGAGATAACCGTTAAGGCACTTTCGGAAAAATGGTTGGACCTTAAGAAAATTGAGATTTGTGCGAATGCACTTAACCGTTACCAGTCAGTAATTAAAAACATGTTACCAATGTTAGGTGAAAAAAACTGGTTTCATCCATAACAAAAGAGGATTTACTTTTCGTAAGGAGAGATTTGTTGACCGGTTACCAAAAGCTTTCTAATGGAAAGACTTCTTCCATAAAAGGGCGCTCAGTGGTCACGGTAAACTACTATATGACAACCATAGCTGGAATGTTTCAATTTGCAACAGATAATGGTTATACCTCAGGAAACCCATTTAACGGTCTGGCTCCCTTAAAAAAGTCCAAGGTAAAACCAGATCCTCTCACCCGTGACGAATTTATTCGTTTTATTGAGGCTTGCCGTCATCAACAAACAAAAAACCTGTGGATTCTCGCTGTATACACGGGTATTCGTCACGGGGAGTTGGTATCGCTGGCATGGGAAGATATAGACCTTAAAGCAAGGACTATAACCATCCGTAGAAATTATACAAAACTTGGCGAATTCACTCCACCAAAAACCGATGCAGGCACCGGAAGGACAATTCATCTGGTTCAACCAGCTATTGATGCTCTTAAAAGCCAGGCGGAAATGACCATGCTTGGAAAGCAACATTCTGTAGAGGTGAAGCAGAGGGAATATGGGAGAACTGCTGTGCATAAATGCACTTTTGTTTTTAGTCCTCAGGTAACAAAACAGCAGCAGTTGTCCGGACCTCACTACAAGGTTGACTCCATCAGGGAGTCATGGACAAGTATCTTAAAACGCGCAGGTCTGAGACACAGAAAATCGTACCAATCCAGGCATACTTATGCATGCTGGTCACTTGCCGCAGGAGCTAATCCTAGTTTTATCGCAAGCCAGATGGGCCACACAAACGCACAAATGGTATTCAATGTTTACGGAGCATGGATGAAAGACAACAATCACGAACAGATAGAACTCCTTAACAAAAGACTATCTGAAAGTGTCCCATGTATGCCCCATAAGAAAGTTGGGTAAAATAAAAACTTGCAAAATCAGTTAGTTTACCCTTAATCCCTGTCACGTTACGCGCGTGTCAGGCAGGGAACAATCCCTTGTTCGCTGTCGCCCGTATTAAATGTGACATCACGCGTTGCCATATAACCATTATTCAAATAGATATCGACACGATACGTCCCTGGCGGTAATTCTTGCCCATTTTCAAAACGCGATAAATCAGCCACAGCCTGGGGATCATCCGCTAAAAAGCGCGGATTAAAATAGAGTTCGGCAGATGACAAAGGTGTCTGTGCGGCAAAAGCACAGGCGACAAAGAGCCGGACAAAAAAACCAGCCAAACGATGCTTACGAATATGCAAGCATTGTGTGTTTCGCTGGTAAAGTCTTAAATTCAGATATGACAT